GGGCGGGATTCATACAATGGCCAACCATATGACAAAGTAAGAGAACTACATTTAAAGCGTAGATTCCATATTACTATGGATGAATATACCAAAATGGCTAAGAATGGTTGTGAGATTTGTGGAAGATTAGAATTACCCCACAAAAAATTACATGTAGACCATGACCATGCATGTTGTCCAGTACCAAAATACCCTGATGGCTCATCAATGTATGCCAATACCTGTGGACAATGCATTAGAGGAGTCCTTTGTGATAGGTGCAATGGAAATGTTGGCCTATTTGAGAAGGGTAAATTAAGAGATGAATATCCTGATAGAGACAAGATTATTACCTATGTCGCTAAATACAATCAGGTCATTTCTGATAGAATGGTGAATCATGGCAAAGAAAACAGGAAGAGGTAAGCATGGGAATCAACACACAGCCCCAAAAGAGTCTGATGGACCACATTTCTGGCTTAGAAAGTACAAAACGACTCAAAGACCTCGTCCATGCCAGTACTGCGGTCAGAATGCTTATTACTATCATCCTGATTTCTGGTATTTGTGTGCTGCTCACCTTCTTGACCTCATTAATGTAGGAGAATTATTATGGAAATGGACAGATTGGGAGGAAGTATGGGACAGGACAGAACAACTACTGAGGAGGCCAAGCCCATCTACTGGTGCCAATGCCACTCAAAAGCGGGTACAGAAAGAGAATGCCCAGAATCTATAGAGATAGGATGGGTAATGGCTAATGGAGAATATATAGCCAAAGGGATTCCTAATGGCTAAGAAGGCCTATAACGACCCTTTGTATCAGAAGAATAGGAAGATAGTCCTTGAGGCTAATGCCTATACATGCCACTATTGCAAAGGGCCTGCTAATGAGGCTGATCATATAATCCCTGTCTCATTTGGCGGGGGAAATGAAATAGACAATCTACTACCATGCTGTAAATCATGTAATAGCACAAGAAAGAATAAGACAAGAGTAAGACTAAAGTATTGGAATAGGAAGTATTAGGACATGACTGGTTTGGACAATATGAAGATAGATGGTTTGTATAAGACTATAAATATAGCCAAACCTTTAACCATTTGTCAAATTAAAAAATATTATCAAACCAGGGTATGGGGGATATATTCATATGCTCATATTCCATATAGGGGGTATAGGGGTATGGGGGTATCTTCTATATACCGCCGCATACCGCCCATCTCACGATATGAGACGCTCAATGTCTCACATAATGGAATGGCGGGTAGGGGCGGGTATATAAAGAGATACCAAATATCCCTATTGGCATATATAAGACATATGACGGATATGAGGATATATGGTTTGATGGTTTGATATTATTCTGGTTTGAAATAAATAAATATGTATGGTTTTTTTATTTTTGTGTACAGACCCTGATAAGACTATCCAAAAACCATAAAACCATAAATAGTGAAAAGGAGCAAAATATGAGAACAGGATCAAAACCAGGTCCAAGAGATATGGTCATTACTGGAAAAGTAAATGAGCCTATTGATTTGGACCAAAACTTGGAAGAAGCAGTTAGAAAATCTATATCTGCAGCATTCTGGTTAGAAGATGCAGACCAAGGAGCAGCAATAGAAGCAGTCTTATTAGCAAAGACTATGGATGAATTTCCACAGCATAGACATAAGATTGCCCCAGTATTAATTGCGTTGCTAAGCAATCTGGGTTGTCTAAATAATAGGAAGCAGGCTGATTTATCTCCTGCAGATATGTTGGCTGCTATTGCTAATGGCTAATTGGCTTCCAACACACTACACCTTACCTTTGTCTGAGGATTATCCTACAGATGGGGATAAGATTATTAATATTGCTCAGGCTTTATGGCGTTTGCCTGAAAGGCATGATGAATTATTAGTATTGACAGATTGGCAGAAGGATTTAATCAGGAGAGTATTAGAAAGATATCCAGATAACCATCCAGAGCCTTCTAAGGCTGGTAGACTGCGTTATAAGCAGGTAGTCATATCCATGCCCAGAAAGAATGGAAAGAGCCTTATAGGGGCGTTATTTGCCTTATATGGGATGCTTCTCCATGAACCTGCACCAGAAGTAATATCAGTTGCAGCCTCCGCAGACCAGGCAAAAATCGTCTATAGAAGGCTAAAACATCAGGTAGATTCAAGTGAATTATTAGGACATTTCTTTGCAAGGAGTACAGAACATCGTGGATTATGGACGAAAGACGAGCAAGGAATATATAAAGTAATTGCAGCCCAAGCAGCAACTGCTCAGGGACTACATCCAAGCCTTGTTGTATTTGATGAGTTGCATGTTGCTAAGTCTGATGTGTGGACTGCTATGGCTCTTGGTTCTGCTACCCGCCCTGATGGCATCGTTATTGGTATCACTACTGCAGGTGACGATACTTCTGATCTACTCAAGAACCTTTACGAGAATGGTTCAAAGGCTATTGATGGGCAGGAGGATCTTGAAAGGTTTGGCTTCTTCTGTTGGGAAGCACCTAAAGGCTGTGCCTTAGATGATGAAGAGTCAGTCAGAATGGCAAACCCTCAATTGGCATCTGGTATTTTGTCCTGGGACTCAGTTAAAAATGAATTGGCTACTATGCCTGAGCCTGATGCAAGGCGGTATAGATTAAACCAGTTCGTATCCAGTATGAACTCATGGCTTCCTGTTGGATTATGGCAACAACAGCCAGAAGGCAGACCAGAAAATGCAGAAGTCTTTGCTTTAGAAAGAACTCCAGGCTGGGAACACTGCTCTATCGTTACCGCCCAACTAAAACCAGATGGAAAGGTAGCCACAGAATTGGTTGCTTCATTTAATAATACAAATATAGATGAGATTACTGCTGCATGTCTAAATCTTGCAAAATATGGAAAGCCATTTGTTATGGATGGAAATATATTGTCAGATCTTGGCCAGGTATTAAAACAGAAAGGCTGTAGGGTACAAATCACATCTACAAAGGATTTAATTAGTGCGTCAAATAACATATATCGTAGAATATTGCGTAAGGAACTAATTCATCCTCGTGATGAGATAGTTTCACTGCAAATTCAACGAGCAGTACGCAAAAATAGCGGAGAATCATGGAAGATTGCCCGCAAAGATAGCGGAAGCGATGTAGATGCTGCAGTAGCAACAGTTTTGGCTGTTTGGTATGTGGAAACACAACAAAAACCACAACAGATGGTCTTTTAGGAGAAAACATGGGATTACGAGATAGATTTGTAGAAAGATTAGGCTACGAAGTGAATGTTACTGAGCCATTTGTCCCTGCAACAGAAAATCGTGGAGTTGCAAATACTGCTCCTGCAAGACAAGCAGTAGTTGTTACAGAAACAACTGCACTAAATCTGGTTGCAGTTACAAGAGCAATTTCTGTATTAGAAACTGCGATTATGCATATTCCTGTAGAGGTTTACAGAGGAAATGAAAAGGTGCAAACACCTGGATGGCTTGAAACACCAGATATTGAGAATAATATTTCACAATCAGAGTGGCTTGGAACAACTTTAAGCCATATGGCCACATTTGGAAACGCTTACTGGTTAGTAAAGCGGGGACAAAGAGGAATAACTAACATTACTAATATTCATCCAACAGATATAACAATATTAGAGGATGAAAGAGGTGTTATTTATTATCAGATTGGTGGAAAGAATTACACAAAGAGAGATATTGTTCATCTCAAATTGTGGACAAGCCCATCAACATCAAAATTAACAGGTGAAGGACCAATACAAAGACATAAATCAACTTTGCGTTCTGCTTTGGACCTTCAAAATTATGCAGATAACTGGTTTAGAACATCTGCAGTACCAACAGGTACATTAACCACAACAGAATTTCTTTCTGAGGATGTAGCGAAGCAAAATAAAGAAGCATTCGTAGCATCACAGCAAGAAAGAAGTATTGCTGTGCTATCGTCAGGATTAAAATATGAATCTGTCGCATTAAATCCTGAACAAGCACAGTTCTTAGAAAACCAAAAATATATCAATCGTCAGATTGCATTAATGTTTGGTGTCCCGCCAATGTATTTGTCCATGGGCATTGAAGGCCAGGGCATGACATACATAAATGGAAATGAAGACAGAACCAGATTGTACGATGATGGACTACAACAATATATTGTAAGAATTCAGCAAGCAATCACAGATCTATTGCCAAGAGGGCAGAAGGCTGAGTTTAATTTAACTGAGTTCTTGCGTCCAAATCAATTGGCGAGATTTAATTCATACGCTGTAGCAATCAACAATGGCTTCCTATCAGTTGACGAGGTTCGTGAACTTGAGGGATTGCCACCTGCTGAACCTATAGCATAAAATGGAGTAATGGAAATGGATAATTTAATCACACGCTCGTTTGAAATACGAGCAACAGACACTGAGAAGCGTGAAGTTTCAGGTGTGGCTGTTCCATTCAACGAAACTATTGACATTGGCGGAGGATGGTCAGAGCGTTTTGAAAAAGGCGCTGTTGATCTTGAATCTGATGTTAAATTGTTCCGTGATCACAAAGAAATAATTGGCAAGGTAACAAGAATGGAAGAATCTGATGAAGGTCTTCTCATTAATGCCAAAATTTCAGATACAACACTTGGAAATGAAACACTTGAACTTGTAAAGGATGGAGCAATTCGTTCTTTCTCTGTTGGTTTTATTCCAGTAGTTGATGAGAAAAAAGAAAAAACAATCGTTCGTAAGAAGGTTGACCTCAAGGAAGTTTCCTTGGTGGCATTTCCTGCTTACGAGAATGCTTCTGTAACAGAAGTTAGAGAAGAAGTCAAGGAGGAAATAATGACTGAAAACAAAGATTACTCTGCAGACATTGCAGAAGTTCGTAATCACGCAGAAGAGTTAGAGCGTAGACTTGATGTTCTTGCTACAACTTCTGTCGCAACACCTGTAACAACACAGTTCCGTTCATATGGTGACTGGGTTAAGGCAGTAGCAGCAAACAATGAAGATGCTATTGACCTACACAAGCGCTTTACTGGCGCAGATTCAAGCGAATCAATCATGAAGAACGCATGGGTTTCTGATACTGTTCGTATCCTAAACGCAGGTCGTCCAACATTTAATGTTCTTTCATCTGCAGCACTACCTGCTGATGGTATGAATGTTGAGTATCCAAAGGTTGATACAAATACTCTCGCAGTTGGAGAGCAAGCAGCA